GGCAAGATCAAAGACGATATTTTATCATTACGCGCACAGGCTAGAGCCGCACGTTATCTGGCCCTTAAAACATGGGAGAAAGAAGAAGCCAAAGATCGACAGATGGACAATATTACGTCTTTTGTTCTGGGTCTTGCCGTGGCTATAATTGTGGGCATAGGTTACCAAATGCACATTTTGGGGGCGCTGTGATGAAGCTTAAAACAACTCAGAAACAACGCATACTTGAACACCTACAAGAGGGGCGCACCTTAACGCGCCTTAACTCATGGAGGGAGCTTGGTATATTGGAATGTCCTGCGCGTATCTGTGAGCTTAAACAAGAAGGATATAACATTAAAACGGAGCGTCTAACAGTAAGTAATAGATATGGCGAGAAAGTATCTATTGCTAAATGGAGGCTGTAATGGAAACAATAGAACAAGTTAAAAAAGCCGTAGACGAGGGTAAATTAGTCAAATGGGTAAATAACATATATGAAGTAAAATATTGGCCTATACCAAATCAATACGTCGTAGTTTGCATCATAAATCAATTTGCTACTGGTCTGTGTGATGCGGACGTTAAAGATTGCTATATATCTGAAAGCAACTCATCTTACAAAAGCAAACCTTACCATATTCGAGGATCTGGTATTGCTTAAATAACCCTGCCAAAGCCTCCATCATGGGGGCTTTTTTATTTCCCCTGGTATTTATTCCGTAAGTAATTCATGGACACTGGCAGTTCATCGCAACCACCGTTGGCAACCTCATTTAGCATCCATATTCCACGCCATGACGAGTTAGTTTGTGGGGTAAGGTAATCTTCATCATGTTGGTAGTAAATCCCTGAGAACAATCCTAAAATATTTGTACCGTCTGCTCTCCTGCCATAGGCGATGTCTCTATCCTGTACATGACCCATAATGCAGGACATCATCTTTTTACTGAGCATATTCCTAGCACTCGATACAGGCCGACCCATGACTCCAGATGTAAAGAAATGCGAGTAGGCTATCTGGTCCACAACCACAACTTCAAGATAGTCATAAACCTCAAAACCAAAAGACTCTAATTTCAAATCTTTGTATCCAATCAATCCCTCTAATTTAGGATCACTTTCGATAGCTCGTTCAATACGATTCTCATGGTTTCCCAGTGTATAAATCATTCGCGGGGTATAGCGTTTCTTTTTATTTGTAATCAGGCGATTCTGTTCGTCCCATATGGGTTGCATGAACACTTCCATTGCGGAGATTCCTGCCTGAATATCATCTTTGTACCTACGGCCTTCAAACGACTTTTTTCCAACATCCCATGATGATAGGCTAGGCATATCAAAATGATCGCCAATGTGGATGATAACATCTGGCTTTTTCTCTGCCGCATACAATCCTGCCCATCTCAGGTGGTCAGTAGGTGAATTAGGTTTAACTTGAGTATCTGGAATGACTAAATGCTTCATATAACCTCACAAAAAAACGCCCCGAAGGACGTTCTTAGTTTGTTAAATCTTCCTGTGCAATAGCAATTAACCCTGCTACACAAAGAAGTAGAAAGTAAGTAGTCATATCAACCTCATCAGTTTGAATCGAGATTATACTTACCTCCCATACGTTTAGGTAATGACTTTAAATCATGGACAAGATACCATATAGTTATAGTCTTGTTTCATAATCTATCAAGAAATCAATGTAGTGTTTAGCCTTCCGAAGGTCATCTATTCCTCCTTTTGACTGCCACCTACTAACGTATTTAACCACATTACCCTCACAATAGCCAAGTTGGTTGCCTAAGATGTAATCAATGGGCTGTATCTCAAGGTCTTTGTAGTGGCTTCCACCTATCTGTATGTCCTTACTCAAAACGGTATGTCTTCTGTGATTTGCGTAGCTTGTTGAACGATGGGCTGATTTGATCCATCAGTGTAGAAAACTTTAACATTACCCAAGATAGGAGTCTTAACACCCTGTTCTCTCTCTTCTTTGTCTACACTTTGACTAATAAAACCATTGTTTTCGTACTGATCCACTTCATCTGTATCCACAAACGTAGTCAAATCAAGATAAGTACCCTTTGATCCTTTGTATAAACGCTCTTTTTCTATCTTTGTTACGTCAATTCTTACTGATAATCCTACTTTCATCTTAAATTCTCCGTTTCATTTACAATAATATTAACAGCCTTTTGTATTTCAGCCGCTAACTTCTCAATGTACTCGTCATCTCTCTCCACCCTTACAATAAGATGGGGTATAGTTTCAGAGTACGCCATTAAATCCCACCAACTACGCCCTGTAATCATCATACAGCCCATGATTTGTTGTTTGTATTTGTTGATAAAAGATTTATTGTTTCTGTGATAGCCTATCATGGTGGAATCAGCAGGACATTTAATCTCTATGCCTCCATCCTCACCCACCAAACCATCTGGTGAACAACCAAACTCTTCAGAATCATCTAGTATAAACCCATATTCTGTTACTTTCTGGTCAGTGACAAACTCATACATCTCTCTGGCTTCAGGCTCTAGCCTTGTACCCCTTTCCATATGCTCATTCACATAGATAGGAACACGCAAACCAGTAAGTCGTTCAGCAATCAACTCGTTTATATAACTATCAGCTGATGTACTAGCCTTACCTGCTGATGTAATGAACTTGTTAAACATAGAAGCGGAGGGTCTACCCAATCGTGCGGCAAACCACTCATTACTTCCCTGCTCATGTTCTAGGACAATCACTTAGCCTTTGCCTTCAATGCATTGATGGCCTTAGAATAGTGTACAGCTAACATCTCATCCACTGAGCTAGACTTAAAGTGACCAAGAAACTTCTTAACATCTATCTCATACTCAGCTAACAGCATTTTTATTTCTTTGGCTTGCTCTTCACTTAGAATGGCACTAGCAACCACGGGGTTTATATCTTCTCCTGCGTAGATGTAAGCACCCAACCCATGCATAGCGATAGCCTTTACCAAACATCTCATACGTGCATCTGATATGTCTCTGGATGTAGGGTTAACAATGGATTTGTTACGATTATCCATCACTGGCAACCACATTTTATGAGTGTTATCTTTTACCTTCACAGACACCGCAACCTCAACCGTATCGTTGTCATACACAATAGGATCATCATACCAGTATGTAGAATCAGGAAAGTTCTCCATCAGTTGTGACCATGCCCACGCCCATGATAGGTAAGACAGGTTGCCTTTCTTTTCTACTTTGTTACTGCAATCTATTGCCGATAATGTTTTCCAAGTACTCATCTTATTCCCCCCACTTGTTGTTCACGCGCATATTGTTGGCCGTAACCTTGATAGTATTTATCAGACTGCCCATTTTCTGCTGTGTGCCCATGTATGCAATCGTATTCGCCTCTCTCTAGGTCTGTAAAATGATCAAAGTCACTAACAGGACAAGACGGATCTACATCAGGATAGAATAAAGCTTGACGATCTTCTAAGTCATCTGGACATTGTATTGGATGGTCTTTCATATCTTACTCCTTTTGTTGTTTGTCACAGTATAATGAACGACCATTGCTTGTATGTCAACAATATTTGACGCACGATTAAAAATAATTTACAGTCGGCATTCACTACTAAGGAGTTAACATGAACATCAATAAATCAATCGATCATTTTATGTATGAGCTACGACTAAATCAAAGTCAACTTGCAATCAGTGCAGGGTTGGACATTGCAACGTTAAGTTTAATTAGAAATAACCATCGATCACCTAACATGAAGACGCTTAACAAGTTAGCCAGTGCTTGTGAAGTAAAAGTCAGTGAGTTTATTGCGGCTGGTGAGTAACATGGATAAACCGTCCTATTTTGCTATCTTGACTGCTGATGTACGGTATGACAAGACCCTAAAACCACTGGCTAGATTGTTGTACGCAGAAATCACTGCATTATGTAACCAGGAAGGCTATTGCTGGGCAGGAAATCAATATTTTGCTGATCTTTATGAAGTAGACAAGAACACAGTTAGTGGTTGGATAGGACAACTCAAGACACGAGGATACATCACAGTACAACTTGAATACAAAGAAGGTACTAAACAAATATTAAAAAGGTATATACGAATTAATGGGGAGGGTATCAATAAAATAATAGATACCTCTCTACAAAAAGATAGATACCCTATCAACGAAATAATAGAAGTTAATAGTACAGATAATAATACAAATAATAATAAAACTAATAAAGGGGTTCGTTTCACTCCCCCTAGTGTTGAACAAGTTATGGAATATTGTAATCACAGACAAAACGGTATTAACGCACAAACTTTTATTGACTTCTATCAATCCAAGGGATGGAAGGTTGGCAATAGTAAGATGAAAGATTGGAAGGCTAGCGTTAGAACGTGGGAAACAAACAACAAAATAAGGAATGAACAAAATGCAGATAAACGAAATGCTAAAAGCGAATATGCAAAGCTTAACTCAGACTACAACAAATCAACCAGCCTCCTTTAACAATGACGAGAAGGATTCTATTGCTTACTTTTTTATGCGATTACAAAACGTTTATGGGGTAGCGCGTATGCAATCCCAATGGCCTGATTCTGAATCTTTACAATTAGCTAGGAGAGAGTACGGTAAAAAAATAGCTAAGTTTAGTCGAGAAGAAATTAACAAGGCGTTTGACTTAACACACTTAGAAAAGGAGTCCAACAACAAGCGATTCGAGTTTCCTGACATTGATGCAATTCTTGGACTGTTGACTAACTCAGGTGTATTTACTGGGTCAGGTGGTACATTGTCACATAGACTTTACAAACCAGAAGAACTATTAGGTGTTGGCACAAAGGAAGACAGAAGAAAGGTTGCGCTGACAGAGATTAACAAGCTAAAAGAAATGTTTTAGTAAAGGAGAACTATGTGAACGCTAAAAAATTGTTTCAGTATTTAGGCAGTAATCCTAAACTTGTTTCTGGAAAAATGTATGACCGAAAGGAATTGGCTAGAGCGTTTGATATTTCTTATACAAATTGTTGTGACAAGCTTAGATACAAAAACAATGCTAGGGACCACCATTTTGAAGAAAAGAAACGAACTAAACCTAAAAAAGAAGTTAAGTTTGTAGACGAGTCTACTGATAAGTTTGAACGTCAAAAATGGTATACATTACAACAGATTGCAGACCGTACTAATTTATCTATCGATACTATTGGCAGACGAATTGGCAAAGGAAAGTATTTTGGCCGCAAAGATATTAAACCAAAAGGCAAAGTAGCAGAAAAACCTGAAGTTCATTTGACCATTTCGCAAACATGGCTTAGAAAAAACTTAATTAAAAGGAAGGCTTGATGGGTGTCCAATATACAATTAACAATGAGCATAAGAAAGAAATGTTCAAGAAGTTTGTTGATAAACTTTACGAAGAAAGGCAATACATTACTTTTACCTACACCTTTGGAAAGCCACGATCACCCAAACAACAAGCCGCCCTTGAGGTTTACTTTAGAGAAGCGGCAAAACGATTGAACGATGCTGGTATTTATCACCAGATGAACGCTAAATTTATCAAAGGTGATATTGAAATACCCTGGACACAAGAATCATTTAAAACATTTTGGAAACAAATACAGAACACAATGTTTGAGATTGAATCAACAACAGAAATACAGTCCGACAAAGTAGCTAAAGTCTATGATGCTATTAATCGGGGCTTAGTCGAACGTACAGGGGTACACATTCCCTTTCCATCAAAAGAACTTATGGAAAAATAAAGGAGAAATAATATGGAATATCTATGCGGAGTTGCATGGCTTGCCATCATGTTCATATTAGGCAGTGGATACTGGCTTTTAATACAAGATGAACAAGCAGAATGGGACCGACAGAAAAAGAAAACAAAGAATTAATCAAGAAGTAGTCACGGCAAGGGTCGTAGAAAAGCCATTAGAGGCGTTTTAAGGGCTATTTCAGCGCGTTTAAGCAAAAAGATAAGCTACCCTACAGGGTATGGTAAAATAAGGAAAACAGATGGCTCAAACGCTTAGAAAAAAATGTTTAACAGCGATACAAAAGTTGGCAAGAATATCGGCCGCAGATGAATATGGCATGGTCCAGTGTGTTTCTTGTGATAAGAGACTGCATTGGAAGGATGCAGATGGTGGTCACTATATAGCTAAAGGTTCTAGTTCGTATTGGGCATTAGAGATTGAGAACGTCCATCCACAGTGTAAGGGATGTAATGCATTTGGGATGAGTAAGGGAAGTGCTGAAGGTCAGTACACGTTATGGATGATTGATTGGTACGGTGAGGACTTTGTGCGGCAGATGCATCAAGACAAGAGAAAGATTAAGAAGTTATACACTGCTGATTACAGAGAAATGTTGAAAGAGTTTAATGAGTTAATTAAATACCATGAGGATAGACTGTTATGAATAGAGATGAATATACAGAATACGCAATAAGAATTTTTAAAGAAATAATACAACGAGCAAAAGAAAACAATGAAAGTGAACTGTGCAAATTGAGGTCTAAAAAAAATAAATTAGAAAGTGCGGAAGTTTTTTTTGAGGCAGTAGGCTGTTCTTTTGCAGGACATTCACAACTAGCAAGAAACTTACTAGATGATCTGGCAGAGAAGTACGGCATAGATCACGTTAAGATTTAACTGGAGTAAACCATGAGTACATTCCTAGCTGAGTTAAGAGACAGATCTGTTAACTGCGGATTAAGTGATGTCCCTGCCAAGATGGATTCTATTATGGAGGCTGTTTTGTATGGGTCTGCGTTACCTGCTTATGCAGTAGAAGAGATAGATATACTGTGGTCTGAGGTCACTGCGGAAGAAGAAGCATTACTAAAACCACCCACAGAAGAACAATTAAGTTTGCATCATCCTTCGTTTAATGTAGAATAAATAAATCCCCTTTGTTGTTTTGCCCTTTCGAGGGCTTTTTTTGTTATAATTGGGGCATGAAAAAGAAAAGCCTTCTTACACGTATTGGGGTATCGGGGTATAACAAACCCAAAAGAACCCCTAACCATCCAACAAAGTCTCATGTTGTTGTTGCCAAGTCTGGTGACAAAGTTAAAACTATTCGTTACGGTCAGCAAGGCGTTCGTGGTGCAGGGTCTAACCCTCAGTCAAAGAAAGATAAAGCTAGACGTAAATCATTCAAAGCTCGTCATGCTAAGAACATTGCAAAAGGTGTAATGTCTGCGGCATACTGGGCAAACAAATCTAAATGGTAGGAGAATACTATGCCTTACGGTAAGGGTACATACGGTAGTAAAGTTGGTAGACCAAAGAAAACTAAACCAGTTAAAAAGAAAAAGAGTTTAATTAAATGAAAGGTTTATACGCAAACATCCACGCTAAGAGAAAAAGAATAGCCGCTGGTAGTGGTGAGACAATGCGGAAGAAAGGTGCTAAAGGTGCGCCTACTGAAAAAGCATTTAGAGAATCTAAGAAGACTGCTAAGAGTTTGCTTAATAGGTCCAAATAACAGGCATAGTCTTTCTAGTGTCTACATGGATGAAAGTCTTTGCTACACCTATACCATTAAATCCCATTGACTGCGCGTTCTTAATGATCTCGTAGGCTTCATTTCCATTATTGATTCGTATGTCTGCCGCGATCCCTTGGGCATGGGTTCCTGGCTTTCTACCTGCCTTTGTCTTTCTCGCCTCAATGCTATGGGATGGATCTCTGTAACCACTTGTAATGATAAATGGGAAGCCGCATATGTGCCGAAGGTCATCCAGTTTATTGAGGAAGTCTTCTGACATTTCATTGTTACCAGTTTCCTGACAATTAAAGTCTTCTAATCTAAAGTAACGCATTACTTCTTACCCTTGATTCCTTCAAACGCACCACCGCCAAAATAAAATCCAACAATGGTTAACATAATCCAATCAACTTTGAATGCAGAAATAATTTCTTGTACCGCAGTTATATCCCTGCCAAGAAAAAATAAACTCAAAACAAGAATATAAGAAGCAACAAACGTAAATCCAAATATCAAAGCTAAGTATCTTTGTGCAAGTTTAAAAGGTGCGTAAGAACTTAACAGGTCTGTCTTTGCTTTAGTCTTTGCTTCAATAGC